ACAAAACTGCGCCACGTATTGTTACCCGTACCCACTTGATGACCAGCCACGTTACCCAACTCGTCTAAGTACCTCACGTACCTGCCGAACCACTTGCCCACCCCGCCATCGAACCAGTACTGCGCGTTGGCGTCCTCCCGTACAATTTCCACCGCGTTTTCCCGATACCAATTCACTACCGATTTTACCGCACACCAATATTTAAAATTATCCCAGCCCGGCTTTTTGAACTCTGACGCGATTTCCGCCACTTCCTCCGGCAAGGATTCGTACACGTTATCCGCAAACGTTTCCTGAATGCGGTACGGAGGGCGGTTTATGCAGGCCAAAAAAAGCGACCCTGGTTTATATTCGCCTCGCATCCAGGTTTGCAGGTTATAACCCTCTAACCAGTCTTTACCCTGCGGCTCATATTGAGGGTCAAACCACAACCGGAAATTGGCGGCGGCGTCCAATACCAATTTTTCCACGGCTTCCCACGACCCCTTTGCCGCGTTTAATTTTTCACGGGTTTGCTCGTTAATTAAATGCTTATTGCTTTTATGCGCTTCCATAAATTCCGGAGGCGCCCATTCATGAAAATGAACTTTGCCTGCGTAAATATCCAGTAAATTTTTTTCGACAGCGTACAGTTGCTTTGTCCATTTACCGCCGTGTTCGTGCGCCATTTTAAATTTGAATAATTTCGGGCTTTTCGGATTCGCGGGATCGTGGCGCAATTGCTGTAATTTTTCAAGAATGCGTTGCACTGGTTCGGATATGGGCTTGTTACTTGGCGGTAATAATACGATAGGGGTTTCGATAAAAGGGTCTGAGGTCATAATTTTCTCCAAATATTCTTTACGTTTGTTTTTATAGTCAGGAATTATTATTTCATTCATTTTTAAGGCATTGAAAGCCAAATAAATTTCCGTGCCATTTTGTTTTTTTATGATATGCCGAAATAATACCCCGCGTTCCACCAATGATTTAACGGCCTTTTGTACGGTAATAATCGACATTTTATTTTCCCGCGCCGCCCGCTTATATTGAAGCCAAAAATAATTTGTAGTTTTAAATCGCTTCATGTCGTTAGTTTCCGCCCAATGCAAAAACCATTCCATTAAAATACACTCGGAACGCCTCCAATCAATATTTTGAAACATATGGTACTGAGAATAATCCGCAGGAGAATTATGCTCGTAAGAATTTACACTTGCTGCATTCATAATAATTTTTTATCCTTTTTAAATTGCTCGAATTCTTTGACTAAAGCCGCTTCTATTTGGCGGTCTAATCTATCTTGATCTAATTTATTGAATACCCCTGGAGCAAAACTTATTAAAACATCGAAGGACTTGTATCCGGTTTCTATCGTCCATCTATAAAGTAATTTATTGTCTACTAATGATTTAATACAACGATCCGTAGCCGCTTCGGAATACCCAAATTCGTCCGCAGCCTCATCATAAGGAATATAAAAAAAATTGGAGGGAGAATTTACATCTTTAAACACTTCATAAATATAATCTTCATAGGTAACAAACAACCAGTCCAAAAACCGCAAATACTTTTCAGACGGCGGCTTCGGTTTGTCCTCCCGTATAGAAGTTTTTATAGGATTAAAAGTGGATGGAAATTCTAATAACTTTTTAGACACTTAAACTCCTGCCTTTTGCAGGGGCGTCCGCTTCCTCCCCGGATAAATCCACGCAGAAGAACGAAAACCCCGGTTCAGAACACCCCTGAAAAAAGCAGGAATCGTTCTGCATTCAATTTATTTGACGCAAGTTGCGGAAACTCATTCGTCGATACTAAGATATAAAACTTTTTCAAATCGTCTACTTTTTTTCGTGTATTTATATATTATTATTTTAACGCCGGATATTAAAATAAATACGCCGATTTTTGTAAAACTGGTTTCGGAACGAAATCAATATCCGCCGACATGAGGGTGCTTTAAAGCGAAAGCGTAAAAGCATCCGGTAGCCCGAAAGGGCGGCGGATATATTTACAGTAATAATTATACAGTAATTCGAGGCGTATTTTAGGTAGGGTGCGCACGCATACTTTTAGGTGGGGTGCGAAAATTGCACTATACCTATGGACAGGAAAAATCCTCCGCGAAAACTACCAATTCAATTTATAATAGAAACGTATGGAACTAAAAATTGATTATGACTGGTTGGACGAAAAGCTGAAAAGCATAGAACATGAATTGCAAGCAGCAGCGGAAACAGAAACCGCTTTGCGGAAACTTATTAAAAAAGAAATCCAGGCGGAAACTGTGGACACGATTATTGGCTACATTGACACAGCCCGCGACGAAATAAACGATTTACGCGCCGACCTGCATTTAATGAAAATAAAGCAACAGGAGTCCAAACTAACATGACAAAACGCAGCGTAAAAGAAGCCTTACAAACCGAAATCCGGCGGCTCGGCCATTTCCCGTCCCTTGACGAGTTTTCCGAGGCGCTCAAACTCAAACCCGGCCAGACCAAACAGGTATTGAATATACTTGCCAAGGACGGGTACTTAATCGCAGACGGCGACAACTGGCAGGTAAACCCGACACAAAAAAGTAGGGAAGTCAGCGGCGCGGTGACGGGGGCGGAACAGGCGGGCGTGGTGGAACCCGAACTGGTTATCAATGACGACGCCCAAGATGCGGTACGAGAGGCGGTGGAAACAGAATTACCAGAAACCCCTTTACAGGCTATGCAAAGAGCGTCAGAAACTTTAATGCGGTATGGGGAAAAAGCCCCTAACACCTCCCATTTATTAAATAAATCGCAATGGGAATCCTCAATGGAAAACGCTTGCGGTAAAGCCGAAAATTGGCAGGCGTTTTGGCGTAAAAAACTCGCGGCATGGAAATGGAAAAAGAACACTAAACCGCCCGCCCGCAAAAAGCCGCAATCCGCAGCCGGGGTGATAACGTTTATCCGCGCGGTCATGGGCGCAATCGGTATCGGTGCGGCGGCAATATCTATGTATTACACGTCCCGTTTTACTGAGGAGCTTTTTCCATACACAACTTTGGCTTACCTGCTTTCCGGCATTATGATCGGATTCAACGTCATGGCGTTTGAACTCATTTTGCTTTTCGGTAATGGACAAGCGACTACACACTGGTTTCGCTGGCCGGCGGCGTTCGTGTTTTTCTTGCTGTGGCTTGTCGTAGGCGGGTTTAGTATTACCGCAACCGTGGCAGGGCAGTACAACCAACACGCAAAAAACACAATGGCAACGGCGGTGACTTCCGGCAATCCGCAGGCAGTGGCGGCAAAGTGGCAAAACATTACCGCGCGAAAATCCGTATGGGAAAACCAGATAAAAAATGCGCAGGAACAAAATTCTACCCTTAATAATAAATTAAAGGATATGAAGCCCGACGACACGGCATACGCAAACACAAACTGGTATATTACCGACAACAACGCCAAAATAGCCGACGCCAATGCGAAACTAAATGAAATCCGCATTGAAGAAGCAGCAATGCTTAAAGAGCATCCGGAGGTGTTGCAATTGGCGCAAAGGGCAAATGATGGGGGAGGCGTGCCGGATTTTTACGGATTTTTGGCGCGGATCTTTGGGGCGACTCGGGACGTTATACAATTTTGGGTGTCGCTATTTCCGGCGGTATTTGTGGATTTGATTGCCCCTATTGCGGCGGCGGCGGCGTTGTTTTTGCGGGGTAAAAAATAGTCGGAATTTTTAGCGGCTAAATTTATAATATAAGTAGCTGACGGTGTTTCGGCCTGTCGGCGGTTGCGGAGTATATCAGCGGTAGAACAGGCGACGGTCTGGGCGCGGGTTCGAGTCCCGCCTCCGTGGAGTCTTGGGGAGTGTGCGGTTCACCAGGGAATCTGGTTTGCAAATACGCGGACAGGCCGTATGGATTGCATTGAACCTGGTAGTCAGTGGGGAGGGTATGGGTAAACCTGAATGAGTCCCAGAGAGTACCTGCTTGAATGAAATGTCGGTAAATCTTTCCGGCAAAACTGTGACGACATGGCGGCACACACATAAGCGTTTTTCGGTATCGTAAACCGTTGGCAATAATAAAGTAGAGGGTGAATGAATAAAATATATTGGCAACTGGTTTTTAATTTGATCGTATTCGCGGCGGCTGGTTTCGCCGTTCAAACCTATTTCGATATCCCGGATTTCAGTTTCGGTTTGCGGGTTAACGCGATGGTGTGGGTGTTATATGGAATTTCCATGGAACGCCTATGGCAAAAATATCAATCAGCAAAGGCGGCGAATCATGATTGATATAAAAAATGACGATTTGAAAAAGTTAAAATCCGAGGCGGAACCGGAAAACAAATCCGGGCTAAAAAATTATGGTTGGCAAAACCTATTTGCGCGTAAGCAAATAGACCGCAAGCGCAAAATGTATTCCGCTGCATGGAAACAGCTCGAAGGACTCGACATTCACGCCGAATACGAGTTGATAATGCGTAAAGCGTCGGCGTTGCCTCGGGTAAAGCGGGATTTGGTGATTGCGTGTGTAATCGCCGAGCAGCAAGAAGCAGCGGAAAAGGCGACCAAAGCCGCACAGGACGTGGCGGATAAACCATGAAACCAAAAGAAATAGCAACTAAACTATCTTTAAAAGTATTATTTTCCGACAATCATTTTTCTATCTGTCGCCTGAAAGATTTATTGGATTTGAATGAAATAACTCCAGATTCAGAATTACTACTAATTCTTCAAGCGCTGCATTGTGTCCCTTATTCTGATATGGATTCAGAATTTAAAAAATGGTTATTCGATAACGTTCTGCTATTATTTGGAACTTACAGTAGTGTTCTTGGATTTGATTTTCAAAAAATAATGGATGTAGTTTCGCAATCAGAATTGCCTGAGGATAGAACATGATCCAGCAACTTGAATTACAAAACTTCCAGTCGCATAAAAAAACGACGCTCAACTTGCACGCCAACGTCAACGCCATAGTAGGCGAAAGCGACACCGGCAAGACCGCTATTTTACGCGCCTTAAATTGGCTGTATTACAATCGACCTTCTGGCGTGGAATTCGTATCGCATTGGAACCAAGACGACAAAGGCAATCCAATAGAACCTACTTACGTCCGCGCCGATTTTACACCCGATTGTTTTGTGCGGCGGGTACGCGAAAAGGCGTTGAACGGATACGATTTAAACGGGCAGATGATGGAAGCGGTCAAGACAGACGTGCCGGAAACCCTATTGCCGATTTTCAACATATCGGAAGTAAACATTCAGCGTCAAATGGACGCCCCGTTTTTGCTGTCGGAAAGCAGCGGCGAGGTCGCCCGGTTTTTCAATCGCATCATACGCCTTGACCTTATCGACCGCGTGTTGAGCCGGGCAGAACAAATGCGGCGGGCGCTTAAAAAGGATGTCGAAGCGGCAGAAGCGGAGGAAATCCGGCTGACGGAAAGCCTGAAAACGTTTGCGTGGACGGATGCCGCCGAAACGTTATTGAAAAAAGCGGTAAACGTGGAAACGCGATTGGCGGAAAATAAAAAACAATACGAAACCCTGTTTGAAAAATCGGCGGTTTTGCATATCGACTTAATGACAATTGAAAAATCGAAGTGGATTGTTGAGGCGGAAAATCTGGTTGCGGAATATGTGGCAGTGGAAAAATCGCTGGCAGGTAATAAGCAAAAACTTAATTTACTTTCCGCTGCTAAAGTAAATTTAGAAAATAATAAGTTTACTTTGAAAAATTCTAACTGGATTCCCAAAGCCGAAAAACTACTCACACAATTCGTAAACGATGAATGGAACTTATTATTGCAACGAAACTTAAAAACCGAATTAGAAATCGCAAAACAAACATACGAAACAAACATGGAAACACTCGCAACACTTCCCGACATACCGAAAACCGAAACGCTCGTCCGGGAACTGGAAGCGCAAATCAAGACCGTAACCGAGTCTCAACGCAGGTACGCCGGGTTGAAATCGACGTGGATGCAAATCAATAAACTGGAAGCCGATGCGTTAGATGCGGCGGCGGAATTGGAGCGGCTGGCAAATCAGTTGCCGGATACCTGCCCCACATGCGGACAAGAATGGAATCATGAGGAGGCGTGCGTATGAGATTTATTTTATCGGCAGACTATCATGCCCGCCCCGACATGCCCCGTTGCCGCCTTGACGCGGACTGGATGGCGACGCAACGCGCCTGCTTGACAGAAATCCGCGAAATCGCAAACAAGTTAAAACTCCCGCTGGCAATAGTGGGCGACATTTTCCACGTGCCGAAAGTGGGCGACCGCGTGCGCAATATGTTTGTCGAGTTTTTGCACTCCATAAACGCAGGCGTTTGCCTGATTGCCGGAAACCACGACCTGCCCCATCACGCATGGGAAAACGTCATGGACTCCAGTTTTGGTGCGATAAAATTGTTGATTGAATCGCCAGACGTGCCGAAAATAAATCACTTAAATCGGATAGGCGTTGCCGCGCATTTTGGCACTGAACAAATGGCCGACCCTCACGCCGATACGTCGATTGTATTCACACACCGCCTTGTATTCCCGGACGCCTTGCCACATTGGGCGCAAAACGATCCCGACGCCATTACTGCATCGGACTTACTCAAACAATACCCGTCAGCGAAATGGATTTTCACTGGCGACTACCATCACGCCTTTATTTACGAGGAAAACGGACGTTACGTCGTGAATCCTGGTTGCGTAAACCGGCAAAGTGCAAAAATGAAGGATTACAAACCGCTCGTCTATATTGTCGACACCGACGCGGGAACCATAGATCCTAATTACCTGAAGGCCGATACCGGCAAGATGGTGACTGACGCATACTTGCGAGTAGAGGAGGAACGGGAAGACCGCATCACCGCGTTTGTGGATAGCGTGCGCAAATCGGAAAACGTGAGCCTGGATTTTCTGGGCAACCTGAAATCCGCTATGTCGGCAAACAAGGAACTTGAACCTGTAGTGCGGGGAATGATTGAAATGCTGATAACGGAGGAATGAAAATGGAAAAATTACGTCAAACCCGTCACATGATTCATGCGTTGACTGGGGCTTTAAATTTCGTGGGAGGAGGGTTCACAGAAGATGGGCTGTCTAATATGTGCGTTGAGGATTTATTAGATTCCTGTTTTCGGAATGGCATAATCATCCACGTAAGTATATCCCCTGATAAGATATTTAAAAGCGATAGAGTATAAGGAATGAAAATGGAAGCAAAAACAATAAACATAGAGGAACTGAAAACGAAAATCGAAGCCGCTAAGGGCAAAAAAAGCCGCGCCGAGGGTGCGATTGAACAAGTCACCGCACAGGTGAAAAAGGATCACGGCATAACTGATCTGTCGGAAATCCCGGCGAAATTAACCGAGTACGAAACCGCAATCCAGCGGGACGAAACCCGGTTGGCGGAACTCGTGGCGGAAATTGAGGCTGTGACGGATTGGACGGCGATATGACCGCCCTTACCGATTACCAAAACAAACTAACCAGAGCCCAGGAACGCAAACGCATAGCTACTGAATCGCTTTCGCAGGTATCCGCCAAAATCGGAAAACTGAAAACCGATGCCGCGAACCTGGAAAAGGCGCAGGCGTTTATACAAGGTGTGGCGCGGGATACGCAGGAACACCTGCGTTTTCACATTGAGAACATAGTGCAACTTGGCCTTGACTCCTGTTTCCCAGGTAAGTATAAATTCCAACTCATTTTTGAAATCAAGCGCGGGCAAACCGAGGCGCGGCTGGTATTCGTGAACGCCGCCGGACATGAAGTGTCACCTATGGACGCCAACGGGGGCGGGGTTGTAGACGTGGCGGCGTTTGCGTTGCGGATTGCCGCGTGGACGCTGGGCAAGACCGACAACCTGATTGTGTTGGATGAACCCTTCCGGTTTTTGAGCCGGGACTTGCGACCCCGCGCCGCCGCTATTATGAGCGAACTATCGAAGCGGCTGAACTTGCAGTTTATTGTTGTGACGCATGACGCGGATATTGTAGAGGTTGCCGACCGCGTGTTTACGGTTACGCAGGCCGAGGGCGTAAGCGGTGTTGCGGCGTCGGGGTAAAAGTGATATTGAAAAATAAATTGGTATAAACGTATAAAATAACGGGGCATGAGGCCGAAGACTATTGATTTGTAGTAAGTTTGTAGGAGGAATGTTATGAATAACTATCATATTGAGGTATTCAATGAGATTGGTACTAAAGTTGATGAAAAGTCAAATGTACCAGCCTGGACGAGATGGGAGGCGTATATTAGTGTTGCAAGTAGTTTAAAGTCTCACAGTAAGTGGGATGCAGAAATAGAACTCCTGCCTTGCCCTGTATGTGGGGGAGAGCCTATGGCTTGCGAAGACGAAATAATGAACGGTATGGATAGAACTTACTTTTACGATTGCTGTAATCTAGAGTCTACTGACCATCGAAGTATAGATGTAGCTATGTCTAATTGGAATACAGCAGTTACGAATTACGTTTCGGAGAAGAAAAAGAGTGAGTAACCAAAGGTACTAATCCTGACAAGGGGAAGAGTACTGCGATTAATTGAGGAATTGAACAAATTGATACGGATGAAACGCCCGTTCTTTCGCACAACGTTCCGGCATAAATGACGGCTGCCAAAGGCAACTGTGGTTGAACGAAGTGAAACCCGATGCCGCAAGGCCGATGCTTTTATGCCGTGTTAGGTGATTGGCGGCATTCAAGGAGAATTACATGGCAAAAACAATAGATCAAATTAACACCGAAGGCAGAGCGGTCTTTTACGCGGTATTATGGCCTTCACTCCGTAAGGCGGCAATTGAATGCGGCTGGGGTTTGGCTTTACATGGCAGCATGGAATCCGATTTGGATTTAATGGCTATGCCGTGGGTAGAAAACTGTAAACCAGTTGAAGAACTAATTAAGGCGTTATCGGATTGCTTAGGTAATACCAAATGGAAAGATCACCATTTAATCCCGCATCACGGGAAGCCCCATGGACGAGTAGTCTACTCTTTAAGTATTATGGGTGATTGGTATCTGGATGTAAGTTGTATGCCGCCTTTCACCTAACGTTTGCGGATTAGGCGACGTGCGCAGCATGTCTGCCTATCCGCTGTTGCCAGATGCGATTGGTTAGTATAATATATTATGGAGGACAATTATATGCAACAAGTATTCACAAACGGATCATTAGGCGCGGCAAGACCATTTGACCCAGAATTGCTCGAAAAATTATTACAGGATAAGAATGTTGATCATGTTAGATTATTTGACATGGAACGTGGTAATAAAGTCGGGATTCCTGAGATAGAAGAAAAAAACATTGAAATGACCGTTGAGCGCATTGTCGATGAAAAATTAAAAGACCGCGCTATGGTAGAGAAACAACATAGGGAACTTGAAATATTAGTTAAACAGTTTAACGATAAAAACACCAATCGTTTCTGACAACGTTAGTTTTAACCGAAGTTTTTTGTACTCAAAAAATTTGGGCGAAACGAAGTGAAGCCGGTTAAAACTTGTTGTCGGCTGTGCCACATCGAAGGATAAAACGTAAGCCATGGATGGCCGAGGAAATAAAATAAGAAGGAAAAGAAAATGGATTTAAAAACAAGATACGAAAAAGAGACAGGTAAATATAGACCAACTTTAAGTAAATGCGTAACATTAAACGATTATAATAAAGAATGGGCGAAATGGTTGTCATCATACTTAGAGTGGGTTGAAATTCAATTCCCAAGATTGGTAAGCGTGAAAGATAGATTGCCGAATAAACCTGGTCATTATTTGGTTTATGCTCCATTATCGTTCCCAAAAAATTGTAGATTCGTTGTGGCTGAATTCTATGATGATAATAATACATTTTATTCCGAATCATCAGATCAACCGATGGAAGATGTAACGTATTGGTCAGAATTACCTATATTTGAGCGAGGCACGGAGGCCGAGCCGTAACTTGGCATTGACGACAACTACATTTATCCGCAATGCGCAAAATGTCGAAATGTCGAGTTAATGCGAAATATGTGATAATTCTTATAAAAGGTTTGCCAGTCAAATCCCATCGCTCACGCACAACACGTTTCCCGACACAGTTCGCGCTTGCGTAGTCGCGGCATTATTTACAATATCCACGCCACGTACCGGATTAGCGTCCGCCGTCCAGAAAAACCCACTCGGCATACGATCCCATACCGACGCGTTGTTGGCGTAGTGTCCCGCCATACCAGATAACTCGACATAAGTAGGAACGCGCCAAACCCTCATTTGGTAGTGGTTAGCGGTCATTCCCTCGCAAGCGTGCCAAACCGCACTGTAATTGCCGAGCGCGTAAAGCACCGATCCATTGTCACAACTCATATCGTTTATCGCGCAAAAAGCAAACGTTCCTGCGGAACCGTAACTGCAATCATAAGGGTAGGCTTGTAATGTAGTGCCGCCTGTTAAAGTTGCGGTGGCGCATTTAGCCCATGTTAAATTTTGCGCGTAAATATACACGGTGCCGTTGTCGTTATCAATAATACTGGTTTCCGCTGTGGCGGTTTGAGATAGTAAGCTTTCGCCGTTAGTGTATACTGCCGTGACTGCGTAATGGTAAATGGCTTGGCTGATTAATCCGGTAAACGTTACCGGGCTGGTTGCGCCAGTTATTTTATTGCTGGATACGGATACTGGAACGCCTTGCGCCCAATACAGATTGTATGACGCTGCGCCGGGAACCGCGTCCCAGGTTACGGTCATGGAAGTCATGCCCGCGACGGCTCGTAGATTAGTAGGGGCTGGCGGTAAATTGGTTTGAGAAGCGGTTGAAGTTGCAGCCTGTCCAGTAGTTGGCGCGGGTATTTGCCCACAATGGAAAACTAAAAAGGTTAAAAGTATCGTTAGTATTTTTTTCATATAGGTAAAATACTAAGGTAAAATTAAAGCGGCTATTTTTTAAGAACTAACGACCAAAATTCAGAACCATTTCCTGATAGCACTTGGCGGATTTTGTCATATTCGTACAAAACATTATCGCCATTGCGGTTTACGTAGCCATGCGCCCAATCCCCCCAAGGGTCGGTGCAAATAAAACCGAGCGAGTTATACCCCACAATGCAAATAATATGCCCACCATGCGTAAATAATCCGCCTACCACTATCGGATTCCCCGCATCTATTTGATCGGTAATTGCTTGCAAAGTCAGCCAATCGGTTTTGAATTGGGCGTGGCAGTGTTCATTTGCGAGTTTTTCAAGTATCGCCCAAACCTGCGCAAGTTTTTTGTCTTTAATGAAGCCCGCGACGCCGATTTGCTGTGCGTAGGCCACGTATTCCGGGGAATTAGCGCGCTTGAATAATTCCATTGGCGGTATTTCAATGCCCAAACACGATAGTGCCATTGACAAACTGGTAACATTGCAAGTGACATACGCCTCTACTTGCGGCGTGGAGGGGTCGTCTGCGTTATCGCGTTGGGAATGGTAGGTATGTGGCAATATTTTTTCGTTAGTCATTGGCGGTTGGCCTCCATTTTAATGTTCAAGTAATTTAATCCTATGTTAATCCCTAAAATAATAATGGCAGCCGGAACCAGCAAAGTATCGAAAATGGTTTGAATACAAAAATCAAATACGGTTAAAAGCCTGTCTCCGAAATCGTAAAAGCTGCAACATTTCCATTGCTGTCGGAAATATTCCCCGGAAATAATACCGCAAAACAATTTACTAAAAAATAACCAGTCCACGACAATATTAGTGCGCGACTGTTCTGCAGACTTAAACGCGCCGAAATAAACTTGCGAGGCGCCTTTATCCCGAAATGCGATGTCGTGTATTTTGGCGTAGTAGTCGAATCCGGTACGTGGTTGCGAGTCGTAGGAACCCCGGCGAGTAGGGCCAGTGAACTTGTGCCAAGGCGGAATAGTGCGGAAAAAATACGCGGTTGCGGATAAAAACTTTGTTAATGTTTTCATTTTTTTATTCCTATAAAACTTAATAAACTGGTTTTGGTTAGAATCAAATAAATCATATACAACGCAAATCCGCCGCCACCTACTATAAAAATCCATTTAAATGCTTTTCCAAATCCAGCGTTTTCAGCGCACTTTTCGATTTTGGTTTCGGATTTTTCAGTCAAAGCTTCCATTTTATTGGAGGCTTTGGTAGTTTCCCTTTGATACGCTTGGATTATTTTATTTTGAGACGCTATTAATTGATCTTTAGATTCTAATTCATTCTGTATCAATTTTTTTTCCGTGGAAGTCAATTTTGAATCTTGTAGAATTTCCAACAAAGTTTTAGTACGTTCTTTTTCTATTTTGGCCTGATCTTCGTTTGCAGTTTTGATAATTTGAGCGGACGAACAATTCAAAATAAAAAATAAAAGTAGGAGCCAGTATCGAATCATTTTTTATCCTCTGATAAATTCATATTTTTATTGTTCCAATTGTACAAACCTGCAAGTGCGGTGTGCGCTCCGACAAAAACCGCGATACTTGTAGAAGCGAATCCGTAGTCAATGATTTTAAAGTATGCCCCGAAAAAAGCAGATACCGCTAAGCAACTATAAATTGCCATATACAAATATGGAGGCTGAAAGTCATCCCCTTTGAAAAAAAATCGTTTCACATTTTACCTCTTTATAAACGCCATCGCCACTGAAAATGCGGCTCCCAGTATCGCCGTCATAGCGACAATTTGAGCCGCTTTTACGCGAACGTCCGATTTATCGCTTGCAATCTTTTCCACCCGCTCCACAAATTCTTTACTGGTAAACAGTTTTTCGGCTTGCTCTGACGATATTTTGCGCACGTTATCATAAATACTATTTCGGAATTGTTTTTCCTCTATTTCGCTTTTTGATTGTGCTTCTTTGTGATTATCCCAATTGGTTTCCAGCACAGTAACACGTTCCCCCATTGCGTCCTGCTTTTCCGCTATTTGATTGACTTTTACTTCCAACTTGTCTACAACTTCCCGGGTCAAATGCACTTCCGCTTGCACTGCCTGCAATACGCGGTTATTAGTGTCGATATGTTCCAATATTGCAGCTTGGTTTTTTATCGCAGATTCTTGACTTTCGGAAAGCTTTTTTTGTGCTTCCAGTACCAATGCCGAACTGGCGGATACTTGGCTAAGAAGGGCAACGTCTTCTGGGCTTAAATTCACCATACAATTTTATCCAAATCCGCTTTAGTGGTCGCGGCTTCTATTTGCGCATCTTTGCCGTGCTTTTTTTCGTAAAGCTGAACAAGGGCGTATTGAGCCATTTCCAATGAGGCGGCCTGCAGTTGCGCTACGGTTACATTTTTTGCGACTTGCGTTTTCCCCACATAGTCGCAGGTGGGAGTATTAGTTGCGATCATGCCTTTGATAAGTACTTCGATGTTTTGTAAATCGTTATCGGTATCGTTGCGGCGGGCGTCAATTTCAATGCCCAATGCTTGAGATTGTATACTACCTGCGCGCATTTGTTGCGCCCACGAGGCTTTAATCTCTGTGCGTTTGATTTCACGCAAATCCTGTATGGATGGTTGTAAATCTGCGTGAGTGTCTAAAAGGGATTCTTGCCCTTCATATTGCTTATATAGCCACTTACCCGTTATTTTACCAATACCATGATCGGTGCAAATTCCATTTAAAAATTTAACGTCTTCGCGTTGTACGTACATTTTAAAACCTCTTCCAAATAAAATATAACACAGAAACCCTGTATGTGTCAGTGGTAGCAACATCTGATCTTGCCGCTATTAGTTTGCTTGAATTCGTTTTGACAGTCATATTTATATTCGCAGCCAATGTCGTCAGCCATGAACCTGTCCTATACGGAGGCACAGTACTGGAAGGGGCTGTGTCGGCAGAGTCTGGATAAACGACAAGAAAACTGCCAGCAGTAGTTGCATCGAATACCAATGCGTTTATATTAGCTAAACACTCAAATCCATTTGGCACGCCTATGGCGTCAGTTCTCCGCGCGGTAGTTAATGTATTTGTATCAATATCAGCTACGGGAGTTGTGATGCTCTGAATCACAGTTCCAAAAGCAGTCTCTGAAACATCGAAGGGAATGAATTGTGTAGACCCGTCAGTAGGACACCAACCCACCATTCTGTATTTAGTAAATCCGCTGGGGAGTGCGTGATTTGGAACAGCTACGCCGCCAGTTACGGTATACGTGTCATACATAGCGTCATACACTCCGGTCGTAGGATTGTAAATTACAAATGCTCCATATTCCGTAGAAAGAGCGAACGCAGCTCCGGTATTTAGTCCCCCGTTACCAGAACCAGCCGCCCACGCAGACGATGTTTTGGTCATGTCGGCTGCAAGTTTAAGCTTAGTACTGCGTAGGGAATCGGGACACTGGCCAGCTTTAAACGTAAGTGAGGTAGTGCTTACAAAGGCAATAGTCAAACCAAACCATTGATTAGCTAACAATCCTTCTGCATCTAAAATTCCTGTTTTGTTTACTGTCATGTCATTCGTCCATGCGGAAATCGTATCATCCGCCGTGCCGGAATAATGGTCGAACGTGACCGATCCCGTGGATACGTTTATTTGCAGGCGATTTGCGGTTCCTGTGGCTTTGAGTTTTATAGTTGCTCCGCTTAAATATACGTTGGTCATGGACCAGTGGGAACCGTCTGTGTCTATAAATTCGACCGCTTTTATGACGCCGCTGGTCGTGTATTTGATATAGGTTTCTAAGTTTACCGATCCACTTAAAAAAAGCTCTTTGGCGTAAAAATCTACATAGGTACTATCCGCCGCGTTTCTTGCGTTTACTTTTGAAGCGTCTCCGGTTAATTTAGCTCCGGCGGACGAGCCAAGTTGAAGTGCCGCAGTAAGTAGGCGCTGAACGCTATTGTCCGCAAGTTCCCAATGCGTACCTTCAAAATACAAAAATGCGTATCCTTCTGGAGGCAAAACCACGCTAATACCGGTTTGATAGGTTACTGTTAGGTTATTTGCTCCACTGGCATTTACTGCCATGACACACGCTCCACTCGGAGCTCCCCCGCCTGAAAATGGAAGGGTGAATGTCAAATTACCAGCTGTAGTATCAAATAAATATTGCTTAAATTGCGCCGTAATGGCGGTCAAAGTAGTGTTAACAGCGAGATTTTCACCTTGAAATCCTTGATCGGAACCTTTGATAATGAATTGCGCTAACGTGCCAAGTGTTTCCTTTTTGTCTAAAGCCGCTTGATTTACGTGGTATAAATCCGTTTTGGCTAACCCTCCAGCAAAAGGTAAATCTACTAATTTTTTAGTCGCCATGTATGTTACTCCTAATTATTATTTTACAATAAAACGTCTACTGCTAAAATACTTCCATCGTTTAATTCCACAAGGGACTCGTCATCCCATACTAAAGAGAATTGATCCACAATCACTAACCCAACCCCGGAAGGGCAAGCCGCTTCTAATAACGCGATACCGACCTCGTTAGATTCCGCAAACACAAATTGGCTGCCGTCGTCGGAAATCAGCAAATCCCCGGTATCCAATTCCACGTCAAAGTAATTATAAAAATTCGCACTTCCGTCTTGTTCTATGAATACTTTTGCAGGAGCTATTATTTGATAATGAATAAAGGTGGGATTGAATAATATGCGCACCGCTTCTATTAACGTTTCGTGGGTCGCCCCGGACGTGCTAATGATTATTACCAATCGCAGCGTATTGCGATAATTAAGATCGTCCATTCCGGCGCGGGGATAGTTTAAATGTATCCCCAAAACGTCTAACTGAACGCCTTCCGCGTAATCCAGCCACACCATTGTAAACAGCGGAATCATAGCGGCTTCGAGTTCGTTGAATTGCCGGTCGGACATTTCGATTAGTTTGTGGATGTCCTGATCTACAAATTGTTGCAGCAGGTACGGAGGCTTGTTGAATGTTTTGTACTCTGTTATTTGCTCGACCATATTTTATACCGCAGTCACGTCCAGCCGCGACACGTCTAACTCCGCGATTTCTCGAATACCAATTGGAATGTTTACAGTTACATAAGATCCTGGAGGCGTCAAAGAGGAGGTAGCCGCAATAGCTCTTGTAGCGGACTTAATACCGGGTACGCTGTAAATCGGAATGTTTAATTTATCTATCAAAATGTCGATACTGACTTTTTGATTTTCGTTTGCCCAGTTTACAATTGCGGATTTTACCAAGTCCACGCCATTTGTCGGGAACGCTTCCTCAGTGGATTTTGTGAGTACGATTTGCGCCCATGCGTATTTCGGGGTAGGGCGGCTGAATTTTACGGTTTGCGGGTCTCCGTTGCTGTCGGTTATTAATACCGAAGTGGCGCCATAAAACGCGATACCCGACGGGGATAATAACCACAGTCGTTGCGCTACATCGGCATCGGTTCCGCCTTGAATCACGACTTCCAGTGAGTGCGCGTCGCGCCCGTCCGCATCCACGGAGTCGGTTCGGTTTGAATACACTTTGCAGTAAGACACGTTTGCTACTTCTTGTAACAATCGCGCTTGTATAGCCGGATCGGTACTCCATCCCAAAGTGGACAACGCCCCGCGCCGGCGCACTCGCAATTCGTTTGAGGTTTCCACGTTTCGGCCAGCGGTTCCGGCGGTTAGGTTCGTGATTTGCGTTAATCCGGGAACATTTTGCGTGATTGCAGTCAGTGAACCAATAGGGGCTTCGACTTTACCGGCAACGTCGGCTACGTAAACGCCCGGACTGCCGATTTTATCGAATTGAAGTGTGGCAGTAAGCGCCACGGAAAACGCAGTAGTGCCGTCATCCGATACAACGCGCAACGTGCTGCCGATCAGCGAGGCGGTTATGGCAAGGCTGCCCGCATTTATTGCCGTTATTAGTGCCGTAACGACTATGAGTTTTGTATCCAAACTTACAGCGGTGTACGTGTATGGGATTGAGTTTATAGTTACAGTGAATACTTGCGCAGCTACTGGGTCGCTGGGCAGGGATATTATTATGTCGGCAAAATTGGCTGCGGAAATTGTTATGCCCGCACTGAGTAAAAACAAAGTGGCATTGGGAAAACTGGCTTGGTGTCCTACTGGAATAGGGGTTCCGGAACTGCCGTAAAGCACGGCTGGAATTACCGTTTTAGTGGCTCCAAGTGGTTTAATGCCCACCAATCCCGCAATGCCTGCCAAGGATACCCCGGTTGCGGTATCTGGATTGAAACTGGCGTGGACGGCTCCTGCCAATTCCCAAAGCTGCGTAAATTTAAGCGCTTGATTGTTTACGTGGTTTCCCATGCGGGAAGTTTCGGACAAATCTACCGCACTGCCAAATAAAGCTTGCGCATCGGCTTCGAGTTCGGATTTGATGACGGCAAAAGGTTTTGGCACCCATCCATTGACAGTTAATCCGTATTGAGTCGCCATTAAACTATTACCTCCACAGGTACAATTTCGCCCGTCTTTATGCGTACTGTAAAATTAAGCTTTGCGGTTCGTAAACTACTATTTACGACGCCTGTAAACGTTAAAAGTTCCTCCACGTATTGAGTATCTAAAATTTCTTGTTTAATTAACGCCCAGCCCAAATCAGGATTATTGTTTTTTTCCAAAATGGAACCAAACCAGTCAATCCCTTTAGTGACATCCAAAAAGTATTCCCCCAATACCATTTTAATTTTAGCTTGCAGCTTTTGCGCAACCCATTCCGCACCTGAAGCGTTGGTGGATCGAAAATCAAAATTTTCCCAAATAAAATTACCGTTTTGATCTGTCGCTATGTCGGTTGTTATCATTCTGTTTTTACCTTTGTAGTCAATGCCGACGCAAAATTAGTGGGAATAGCCGTAGCCGTAGTCGTGAATGCGCTTGCAGCCGCCGCAGCCCCTGGGCCGAGCGTCGCCCCTAACCCCGTTGCGATTGCCGCCAATAACGCCGCCCACATAGGATCAAATATACTTTGAAACGTGTCAGTCATTATTTTGCGTGCCGCGCCATTTAATTCTAAATCCCCGTTATCGTTTAAAACTACTTTCAAATTTTTATACAGCATTTCCATGCCGACGTTACTACCAACTTTCCCAAGTTTACCGGGCTGAAATAAGCCAGGGATACAAAACGCATCGGACAAATCAAAGCGGCGCACGTCGCCAGCCTCGGTTTCGCCCCCGGACGAGTCGTTAATCCATTTTTCGAGGCTGGAACTGGATACGATTATCAAGCAGCCGTCCCCTTTTTTAAGTGGGAACTGAAACACCGCTTCCGCCGTGCCAGGAAACACTACCGGTACTTTTGAGATAATCGGCATGGATTTTATAGAACCGTCCGCAAACTCGGTTTTGATAGAAGGCAATACCGATACCGTTTTTTTAGCGGCATCATACGTTTGAATAATTCCAGGCATGGAAAAGTGCATTGTCGCCAGTTGAGCGGTTAGAACGTGCCGGATTGTAGTGTCTAAAGTTTCCATTACGCTAAATTTCCTGTATCGGCTAAATTGCCGGATTGCAGCGGCAAAGGTTCTGGCGCAAGGGCTAAGGCTTCGCATTCTGCGTTGGCGTCACCGTCTCGGTTGTCCGCTGTGAGTTTGCACGACAATATTACCGCGCGCCCGGACACGTCCGCCGATTCTATTTTTACGGTGCTGCTGGGTATGAGTTGCGGGAATATGAGCGATACTATTTTATAATTGCCTTTGAATGCTTTTTTGCCGCCTGTCAGTGCCGCGTCTTGTTCCACGGGGGAAATGCTGAGTAAGCCGGTGTTGGGAGTGAGTAAGAGTTCTTGCACGGCAACATCTCTATAAGACTCGCCCTCTTTGTAAAAATAAAGTTGGTTGTTTTGAATTGTCCATTGGTATTTGTTTTTTGCGACTACTTTAGATAAAGCCTGTATAGTTTTGCCGATAAAAGCAAACCCGCCGGAATAATTACCGGTAAATTTCGGGATGGGGCTGGCTACTGGCAACCCCAAGTTATCAATAAGGTCTTGTAATATATTAGCATCTAATGCGTTTTCGCCATAAGAAGCGTCAAAATTTTTTTCTAAAGAATTTGAAAGTCCGTCAAAGGCTTCTATTTCCAATATTTTTTCAGTGGACTCTTTGCGATATTCCGATTTATTTATTGAACCTATAAATACGATTTGCGCCCCGCTCTCATCTTCATACCCAAATTTAATAGTGAGGGTGTTTTTTATTTTCCCAAATTTTACCGCCGTGTCTTTGCTCAAATTGTATATTTTTATCGTTGCTTTATTGGGGGTCGTGACATCTGTTTTTTCCACTTCAAACGACATAAATAAATCCGTTATACTAATTTTTTCTGTATCGGATGCGCTGGACATTTCTATTATTCGTTTAAATGCCATTATTGAAGTTCTCCAGGTTCCGCGTACATTAACACAAACCGACTTTCAAATCCATCATAAGCAATTTCAGAATCCGCCAAATCGAATTTAGTATCCGTAACAAATAAATCCCCCGGTGGGATATTGGAAAGATATCGGTACTGTTCTAATAAAAAATAACTTGGCACCAATTTAATGCCGCAAAGTATTGGATTTTTTTGAGCGTCATAAATACCCAAAATCCAGGACGCATCACGAGTGTTCCAATAAAAATCAAAATAGTAAATGACCCTGGTTAAGGTTTTAAAATACCCAAATTTAGAAGACACGGTGCTACTTACAGGTAATTGTGTCATCGAATGACCGCCCCGGTAGCGTCGTATAAAGGCTTTATAGTATTCGCAGATTGCACAAATCCGTCTTTAGCCACAGAAGGTGCTATTTGATTGTTGATATAATTTACTTTAGGCGCCGCTTCTTCTACTTTCGGTTTTACTTGATTGGCTTGTGCGGTTGGTTTTACGTTTTTAGCCGGTATAGTCGACGTTTGGGATTTGACTATTTTCACGTTTGTTAAATTCATAGCAAAGGACAAACTGCCGCCCGTGTCCTTTGTTCTGCTTACTGTGTAGGATTCTATCACCATGTTTTTATAGGATTTAAGCCCTGTCACAATAGTAATAGGTTCTTTGGCTTCTTTTAATTTTAATAGTTTTAAATGAGTATCATAAATACGAGTGGTACTGTAAGAAGGCAAATCCAAAGCGTAAATACTTACTGGGGCTATTTTCCCAGTTAAATTTATAGAATCTGGGTCATCTACTACATGATCGGATATTTGCGCGCCTTCTTCAATCGGATATTTAGTAACGACGGCGGTGTGGTTGTAAACCTCTTCTACCATGGCGTCGATCTTAATGCCGCCAATGAATTTAGCTTTGCCGAATAACAAAAATCCAGGCATATACTACCCTTTTGGGTTTGCTCCTTTAGTTTGTCTGTAAGCAGATTGCAATTTTTCGTCCACATGATCGTTCACTACTTTTTTCAAAATTTCTGCGTGATCTTTAGACGTTCCCGGAGGCAATTCAGCGTTTACAGTTACATTATTAATCACGGCGGAATTGGATTTGTTACTATTGACGACTCCGGCTTTTTTACCTGCGGATTGTGCTTTTATTTGCTCTGCGGCGGCTTTTCGATCTTCTTCTGGATTGCCTCCTATACCGGTTATTTTCATAGTCCAAGCCCAAGCTTCCTTTATAGTCTGCACAATAGCGTCCCAATGTTTATAAATTTCATAAATTATAAACGCTAAAGCAGTTGCCGCTGTGATAATAGCTCCTATAGGATTTGCCCGCATTGCGGCTGTTATTGCATACATAATTTTAGGCAAATCTGCCCATAGACGCACAAACGTGATGAGTTTTGAAATCATTCCGACTGCAACTAATGCCATAGCATGAATTCTTAAAGCTATTAATCCCGCGGCAACGAATCCGATCACGGCTTTCCAACTCCAAAGCGCGGTAATGATCCACCAAATAATGCCCCCAATTATTTTAAGAGTCCCCCAAACATTTTTTGCTATGTTATCCAGCCCTCCAAAATAATGAACAACCATGCGCAGCCCGACAATCAAATACCCGATTGCGTAGGCAACGGCCGTGAATAATTTAACAAAGGATTTTATGATAAGTTCCCTATGCGCCCCGAAAAAGTCTGTAAACACTTCCAAAATATCTTTGCCGTAAGGCAGTAACCGCGTACCGATTTCTGTGCCAATATTATGAATGGCGTCTTTGAATGTTGACCAACGACCTTGAAACGTTTTACCCATTTTATCCATCATCATGTAAAAATGTCCGCCCTCGGACGTGGCGTCCTTAAACGCTTTTTTAACCATTTCAGCGCTGATTTGTCCTTGTTCCATTTGTTTTCGTAGAGCCGCCATTTTAGCAGGGTTTACATTGTCCCAGTCATTGCCTGCGGCCATTTGTAATAAGGGGTTGAACCCGGCATTAATCATTTGTTCTAAATCTTGACCTTGCAAACGTCCTGTACTACTCATTTGGGAAAACGCAAGGGTCATACCCTTTAATTTTTCCGCATTGCCCATAGATATGTCGCCAAGCGTGGAAAGCGTAGGTAAAATATCTTTTCCCGCAATACCAAAATTTAACATCTCTTCAGTAGCCGCTATAAGGTCTTTAGATTCGTAAGGCGTTTTATCTGCCATTTCATGCAAATCTTTGACCATTTTTTTGGCTTTATCCGCTGACCCCAAAAATACTTCAAACCCTACTTCGGCCTGTTCTAAGTCCCCAGCCATTTTAATAGCAAACCCGCCAATACCCAAAATGGCCGTGCCAGCTATGGCCGCAGTCTTGGTAACGGCTCGGATACTGTTTTCATAGGATTTCAGTTTTGAGTCGTCAACTTTAAAACCGAGAAGGGTTATGAGTTCGCGTACTACCATTTATTTATTCCGGGTCTTTTTGAATGCCTTCCATTGCGATGTCATAATCAGAGTCCATGTCCAATATCGCCAACGCCTTTAATACGTCCGCGTAAGTCCACTGCCATCGCAGTTCTTTCAGCGGCACTCCCTTGGCGTTCCAAAGTCGCCAAATCGGCCACTCGTCTTGTATTTCCGGGTCTAACTCTCCGACGGTTCCGATTTCGTCGAGGGTTTTTGATCGCTTGTCGCGGCCTTTTTCAACAGCGTAGTTTGGATGCGGCTGCCAAAACCCCCGACCTTGGCGAAAAAATCGGGAAAATTTACCTCCAGTATAAAATACATGAGAGGGTAGAGTGTCATTAATTTGCCGCCAAACACGAGGTCTAATTTAGCGTCAAATTCACTTTGAAAATCCACCACGGTATTCCCGCCACCAGCGGCAGGTACTTCGCATATTACAGATTTTAAAAACCGCTTTACCAAATCTATATAATCAGCATCGGATAATTGGCTGAAAAGCGTTTGCAACGCTCCCGCCATTTCCTTGCCGTTTATGTTCAGGCCGTCGCCGCCGGAATTCAGGCTTCCCAACGCCTGCCCGAGTGCCGGGCTGAACGTTCGCAATAAATAGGCTTTGAGTTTTAGCGCCTCAATAGCGGGAAGCGGCATCACTTTGAAGTTGATGTCGTCAATGGTTTTGCTTTTTGGTTCAAACATTTATATCGACCCTCCAATCAAGTCCAGAGCTGACTGTCCGGTTTCAAATTCCACGCTTAAGGATTTTAGTTCTTTGGCGCGTTCCCAATCGGGCATTTTGGTAATCCAGGCTTGCAACCAAAAAAACCGAGACACTCCGGACAAGTCCGCTATGTTTAGCGGCAAAATACCCCCCAGCCCAGTCAGTTTATCAGCAACCCGGATAGCGTTTAAATACGTGCCTGATGCGCTGGTTTGCATAAGTTCCAAAGTTACTTTGTGCGTGTCATCCATAGATTGCCCGCGCGCAATTTCGCCGTCGGCTCCGACTTCCTTATTCCATGTAGGCGAGTTTGCCACCACTTTGACCGAAATCCATCCAGTCAGCCGGATGCCCCCAAACGTGATGACCTGATTTTTTGGCGTATATGTTTGTACTGTATTTCCCATGTTTTACTCCTTATAACACCACGGTTCCCGCGACCTGCGCTTTGTGGATAGCCCCGGACAAGTTGCCAAGAAACTGCATATTCGGTAGCAATCGCGCGGCTTTGTTTACGCTCAACACATTCGCGGCTTTGGGCACGGTAGTCGTGTAAGACGATAACAAATTACCGTCTACGCCTTCTTGCAACGCGGCTTTGAGTTGCCCTTCTTCGGTTATGATACCGGGGTCGGTGAACGGCACTTTGTCTTGCTGAACAATCGGCGTGAACATAGATTGTTGTATTCTCGCAGTAAGCCAATCCAGCCCGTACATGATGTCCAAATATTCTCCACTACCCACCGTACCATACTGTGTCAGGTTTACGTCCGATATTGACGTGTATATGTTTCCGCGTTTGTCGGTGACTGCCTTGGTAATTTGTGCCGGGGTCAACGTGTCTACAGGCACTCCTGCCAAGGTCTTAAATGCCCACGTTGCGCCGCCCGGTATTTTTCCGGGGGAGGCCGCAATTGCGAACATTTTACCCAGCCATGCCGCGTCTATACAAGGGTCAGTTGCGGAACCGTCGGCCTTGCTGTGATAAACCGCCGCAGACCGCTCATAAGAAGCGGCTTTAATTGCGCTGGCAATATCCAGAGGAGTGCCTGCGCTGTATGCAGAGTTGACGAAATCCGCATCAGAGGAGCTGAACACCGCCAATTTTTTATTGGTTTCGACCCATGCTGCGGCAACGATTTGCCCGGCTTGCGTTCTGTCGTCAATTGCCACGCCATACCAACCGCTGTTTTCCAACGCCATAGCCGTTAGGGCGTCTGTCCAGGTTTCCGTACCGTCAGTGCTTGTGGACTTGCGCCCGACATATACTTTGTCGATTGATGGATTTTGGGCGAAAACCGCTTGAGCCATCAAATATACGATATGCGTGCTGGCAAAGCCCGCCGCCAATACCTCTGCCGCGCTCGCGTATGTGCGCACACGCTCATTAGCACCAAAAGGCACTGTCGGATATGATTTCAAAAATTCAGCCGCCAGTAACAAGCCGCTAAAACTTGCCATGGACGGGGTGGTGGTTTGCCGCGAAATCACCACCTGTATTATTCTGTCAATGTCTGCCATTTTATTTCCTCACTTTTAATTTTATGCTGGGGGGTTGTACGACCCCGCCCATTGTACTGTTTCAATCCAATTTCGACCTTTACCGCCGCCGTCATCTTTAAGCAGCAAGCCCACGCCAAAAACCACCTCAAGCAACCATCGCTTTTCATTGGTTCCATCCAACACAGCGGCTATGTTTGTGACCGTGCCGAAATCCCGGACGGCTAAAAACTTTGAATCCAGGTATTCCTGAATAGTAGGTAAATTCAAACTATCCTGTAACGTATCCAGATAGTCTTTAGAGTTATATCCAAATCCTTGTACGGATAAAGTCAGTTCTTTTTCAATGCGCATTTCCTGATAATCTGGCGGTTTTGCCGCTGGAAGCGCGGGCGTTGGCGGAATTTTTATGTCGGATTCCCACGCTTGCCCAAGTTGCGGAAACGCAATTGTTTTCATAGTCACATATGCTTTATCCGATATGATTCCATTTTCATCGCCCCACACGATAGGTATAGGGTTTGCGGGAACGGTTCCAGCCACAGGCGTATTTAAAGTGGCGGTATATGTTGCCCCCAGGGCGTTTATAGCCGCCAATAAATCCCCGCCAGCCGATCCAAAAGTGCCCGCGGCAATTAGCATGGACGAAGCGGTTCCGGCGGTTCCGCTCATGAATTTAATCAGACCA